TGGACCAGACGCAGAACCAGCGACGGTCTTGGGAGTCGAGGGAGATCGGGACCGGGTCGTTGGAGAACGCCAGCACGAACATGCGGTTAAGCATATCGTAGGGGTGCAAGCCCTTGCGGTTGATCGTGAGCATCTCAGGAGGCGCGGCGATGACGGGCTTGAGCTTGTTCGCTAGCGCCCGGCGGTCCTTGGCCTCGGGCTCTTTCAGTTCGTTGAGGATCAGGATTTCCGATTCAAGGGCGTAGCCCCACTGGCCGCCGAGCGTGTCATTGTCGAGCAGGCCACGGTTCTTGAGCTGCGGTCCGCAGACGGCCCAGATAAAGGGCGCCCAAAGCGTATCCTTGCCGCAACCCTGGTCGCCACCGTGCAGCACCGCGTGGTTGATCTTGACCTCTGGGTGCTGGAGCTTGTAGGCCATCACGTCGAGCAGGTGCTCGCGCTCACTGTCCTCGGGGACCAGCGCCTCGCAGTGGGCGAGCCAGGGCGAGACGTCGGCCCCGGCGTCAGCGGCGATGGTCGGGCGGGCGTCGCGCCAGCGATTGCCGTAGACGTCGCCGTCACGAGCCACCAGCACGCCCTCGCCGGCGGCGTAGGTGACGCCGACCAGGGCGCGCGCGCCCATCTCCTGGCGGTTCTCGTCGAAGCAATAAGACGCCTCGATCTTGGGGCGCTTGCCAAAGCGCGAGCGGCACTCGATGTGACGGAAAAGCGCATTAAAGGTGGAGCGGCTGATCTCGCGGCGGTCTTGCAGGTCGAAGTAATGGTCGCCCTCTTGGATGTAACAAAAGCGCGTGTACCAGTCGGCGCGCGTCGTGCGGCCCAGCTCCTTGCGCTCGACCTCGGCGATGACTCGGGCGGCCTCGTCGGGGAACGCCTTAGTCGGTTCGAGCTTGTCGAGCGCGCCGGCCATCATGGAGGCCAGCAGCTCATCGCGCAGGCCAGGGGCGTGGGCTGGGCCGCCCTGCTCGGCCACCCACGCGAGGAAAGTGTTGCTGTCCAGATCGATGCAGTGCGAGTGCAGGCAGCAGAACGCGCGCATGGAGGGGTTATAGCGGCCCTCGGGGTTGCCGTCGCTGTGCTCGGCGCTGTTGGGGCAGACGATGCCGGCCCAGCCCTGCGCGTTGGGTTTGGAGAGCACCAGCCCTTGGGCCGAGAGCCAGGCCAGCACGTCGTCGGCCCCGTCGTCGCTGACGCGGATCGGGCGGTAGGGGTTGGCTCCGGCCTCGGACGGGGTGACGCCGAGCGCCTCGCATATCTGGGGCAGCGTGAACTGGCGCTCGGGGTGGAACTCGACGAGGCGGGCGCGGAAGCTGTCGCGGCCGGGCTTCATGTTGACGCTGCCGGGCAGGCGGAAGTTACGGACGGGGTTGATCGCCCCCGGGTCACTGTAGCCCGCAGCTGCGATGGCCGAGATGGCCGCGCTGTACTCGGCCTTGGTCGGTTGCTCCTCGGTGAAGGCGTAGCCCCATTGGAAGCTGCCCTCACTCGTCTCCATGACCCAGGTCGGGGCCAGCGGCGGCGTCTTGGGCGCCTTCTCGGGGTCGCCCACGTCGTCGAGCACCATGCACAGGACGTACTCGCAGTTGGCAGCCGAGGCGCTGACCTTGCCGTCGGTAAAGCGGTCGAGGATGAAACTCGCGGTGTTGCCGTACCAGGACTGCCCGTCCTTCATCTTGTGCGAGGGCAAGAACGCCGGCCAGGTGGCCTTGACCGCCCCATCGGCGTGCAGCTGCACCTGACCGTCTTTTAACTGTGGTTTTTGCCTGACAATCAGGAACGTCTCGCCCTCGGGGGCGAGCGATACCATATAATCCACGAAATCCATCGTTTAGCTCCTTTGGTGAAAACGCCCGGCAGGCCACTACCTGTCGGGCGTTGTTGTTTTTACTTACCGTAGCGGGTCATGATCTCGGCCTCCACGGCCAGGGGCAAGCCCTCGGCCCATGCGGGTGGGGAGCACATGATACGCTCCATCTCCTGCTTGGTGTCCTCGGGTTTATCTGTCTCGACGACGATCTCGTCGTGAACGTGCAGCACCACGCCGTCGATCTGGCGCAGGCTGTGGCGCAGGATGTCGTTGGCCGTGGCCTGGGTGATGTTCTCGCAGGCCAGACCGCGCCATAGGCGGGCGCGAGGCCATTCTTTGGCGTCGGCGGCGGGTTTCCACGATGCTTTGGCGTAAGTCACCCCATCGCTTTCTAGCCGAGCGTAGGGGTAGCATAACACGCGGCCCGAGGGCAACATGTACCACAGGTGCTGGCCATCAAAGCAATACGTCACCCGGCCAGCGCTAAACTCGTAGCCTTTGTTACGCATGGCTCGGGTGTAGGCTTCTTCAAGCTGCTGCCAAAAGCGCACGGACCACGGGTTAGCGCGGCGCCAAGCGTCCACCACGCGGCGAGCCTGGGCCTCCTCGAAGTGAACGCCGTAGGCTCGGCCCATGGCAGCAAAGGCACCGACGCCACCGGCAAAGCCGAGGGCGAGCTCCTGCACCTTGCCAACCTGGCGCTGCTCGCTGGTGACGTCCAAATACTGGACGCCATAGGTGGCAGCCGCGTTGACTTTGTACGGGTCCAGGCGCTGACGGAAGATGTCCAGCTTAGCCTCGCCGTGGTCGCTGTTCGAGAGCCACGGGTTGACGCGGCCCTCGATGGCCGACCAGTCGGCGACGACGAGGTGTTTACCCTTGGCCGGGATCAGTGCGGGCCGGAGCATTCCCCGTAGAACATCTGTGACGCGGCGGCCGTATCGTGGAACGATATTGTGGCCTCGGACCATAGATGTTCGTACTTCATCAGGTTCCTGAGCGCACTTGCGAGTGAAGTTATGGACCTGGAGACCATAGCTCGATGCACGACCTGTTGCGGAACCCCCAGCGAAAACAAAAGCTCCACGGACTCGACGATCCTCGTCGTCTGCCAGGTCTGCCATGCGGCTGAACTTCGCAACCGACGACGCCCAAAGGTCGTCGGCGCACTGTATAACCTCGGCAACAGCGGGCGGTATCTCATCAGGGTCCTCCATGGCGAGCAGGTTCGCCCGCACGGTCTTGTCAATACTGAACTTGGGCTCGCCATCCTTGTAGACGGTCATGAGCTTCTTGGCCTGCGGGCCGACGCGCTCTAGCACCCACTCGCGCATCTTAGGCGAGCGCACCGAGGTGATCTCGCCTTCAGTCAGCTCGGCCACGCGCTCCTCGATCTCGACCAGCTCGTCACCGGCGTAGCGCATGGCCGCCTTGGCCAGCGGCACGTCCACCAGCACGCCCCTATCATTGATGCGCTCGCTGACGTGGTAGTCGGCCAGCTCCTCGTCGGACAGCGGGCGCATGGCCTTGCTGATCTCGCGCATGGCCCGGACATCCTGCTCGCAGTACTGGATCATCTCGGCCATGAGCGCCTCATCCTCGCGGAAGGTGCCGTCGGCCTGCGGGATGGACAGCAGCCGGATCAGCTGCGCGCCCCGGTGGTCCTTCTTCATAGACGCGCCAGCAAAGCGCCCCACGTCCTCAAGGCTGCCTGGGGCGCAGTTGGCCCTGGCCTGCGTGGCCGTGCAGTAGAACTGCTCCAGTTTGAAGTCGATCTGGAGGACATACCAGAAGATCAACCGCTCGAATGCGGCGTTGTGCGCGCGTATCTGGCCGGTGTGTCGACTTATCAGCCACGTCGGGAATGGTTGGTCAGGCGTCCATGTCTGGACGTCCTCGTCGTCGAAGGCGTAGGACATGCACAGCACCTCGGTGCTCAAGTCCTGCGCGTAGTTGTAGACGCCCTTGGCGCCCAGATCGACGCGGCTGCGGGTCTCGAAATCAATCCAGAGAATCATAAAAAGGCGGGGCCTACTCGCTGCGTCTGGAAGTGATGGCGGGACGAAACGCCGCCATGTACCAGCATCCGCTTTCGGCCCCTGTTCTCACTTAGGCCGCACGGCGACGGCGGCCAGCCGGAGCAGGCGCAGCTTCAGCAGCCGGCTCGGCCTTGTCGGCCTCGCCGTTCATGCTGACCCACTCCACGACCTCAAACACAGGCGTGTAGATGCGCCCATAGCTCTTGTGCGTGTAGTGGTCCTTGCCCAGCTTGACGACGGGCACCGGCTTGGACTGGTCCTTCTCGACCTGCGCGGCGATCTCCACCGCCAGAGCCTGCACGGCCTTGCGGCCGCCGACGCTGGTGGTGGTGAACCGCGCCTCAAGCCCAGCATCCTCACCGCTGATGCACTTGAGGCTCAGGCCCGTCTGCGGCTCCCAGCCCTTCTTCGCACCCGGAGGCGCGGCCTCCAGCTCAGGCAGCGGCTCGGTGACCGGCACAAGCTTTTCGGCCAGCACCTCGCCGTCGCCCCAGGCGATAAAGCCGTGGACAAACGAGAAAGGGTTGACCGCCCAGGTCGAGTCAGCCTCGGCCTCGGTCTGGTCAGCGCCAAAGACCCAGTGCCCCGTGCGGTCCATCTTGATGATGGCCGTGGTCGAGGCGCTGACATCGGTGGCGATGCTGCGAAGCGCGGTGGACAGGGAAGTGACGGAAGGCAGATTGGCGCCAGAGAACTTCACGAGATTTGACATTACTAACTCCAGATTACAGTTTAGAAAGGGCTTTTGACAGCCCGATGAACGACTGCACCGCTGGCCGGGGGTCGTCCTCCGGGGCGAGCGTCGTACCTGACGACTCGGACTTAATCAAGTCCTCGGGCAGCTCGCTAAAGCGCTTTTTGAGCGCCTTCTCGGCCTGCGCCGGAGACATGACCGAAGTCTCGACGACGACAGATTCTTTCAGACCCATGTCGAGCAACGCCTGCTTGGCTTTGCCCTCATCGGTCCATTTGCGTCTTGCCTGCTTATTCACAAGTTTATACCCAGGCACCGCGATGTTTTTCTCAAGGCACTCGAACGCCAGCGCGCGCAGGTCCTTGATCCAGTCCTCCAAGAGGTCAGCATTCTTCAGGTATTGGCCCAGCGTGTCAACGTCCAAGTTGACGAGCTGCGCCTTGAGTGCGCGGTCCACGGCGCCGGTCATCTGCGGGCAGATCGGCTTGGCCGCGCACCAGCGGCAGTGGTCGCCCTGCGCCAGCGGGGCATCGTCCTGCTGCGCGGTCTTGACGGCTTGCACCAGCTCCTGCTCGAACTGCTTGATGCGCGCCTTGGTCGTCACCCAGCGCCGCACGACGGGCGGCTGAACGATGATTAACTCGACATCGATGACGCCGCCGAAAGCGAAGTTCAGTTCTTCTGTACGCATCGCAGCAGCTGCGTAGAACATCAGCTGCGCGTTCTCTACAGCATCAACGACAACACCGTCACCAAACTTCCAATCAAGGACCACAGCACGGTCGCCAATACGCCCGATAAGATCAGTAGAGCCAAAAACTCCAGGCAAAAGATCGCCGAAACCAACGCGTGTTTCAACCTCGTACTCCATCCGATGGTAGGGATCGATCTCGTCGAGCGCTGCCAAGGCAGGTGTAATCTTTTCATCGTAAAGCTCCTGGGTAAGTGTTTGGCCGGCGTACTGCATGCCGATGACGTTGGGGCGGTCGGAAAGGATTTCGCTGATCGCGTTGTGCAGCAGCGTGCCCTTGTCGGAGTAGGTGCTGCTGGGCTGCGGAGGCATCTTGCGCACCAGCTTGACTGAGCCGGGGCACATGATGACGCGCTTGGCGGTCGAGCCGCCGACGATTGAGGAGTGCTGCATTGAAGTGTCCTGTAGTTGTTGAGCCTCCATCATAGCACGAAAAAAAAGCAGTTGCACAAAACTTTTTTAGGGGCTATAGTGGCGCCTCCATCAATCAACTGGAGTACCGTAATGCAAGACACATCCACCTACATCAAGGCCATCGCAGGCGACGCCGTGATGGTTGACAAGCACGACGAAACATCTGTCTGGCTCACCATCAGCACGCGCAGGGGGCACTTGGCCACCGTGCTGACCCGCGAGCAGGCGCAAGAATTGATTGCTGCACTTGAGCAGGTGACGGCATGAGCGGCCCGGCGTTTCCCTCGGGCCGACGCTTTGAGCCCGGCGAAGGCTGGCAAACCGAGGAGGGAATGACCCTGCGCGACTACTTTGCTGCCAAGGCTCTGAGTAGCCTTGGGCTGACATATCACTTCGGCCCAAGTGGAACTTCATCACGTCCCGTTACCGATGAGGTCGCAGCCTATGTCTACAAGATGGCCGACGCCATGCTGAAAGCGAGGACGCAATGACTTGGCCCTTTCCGCCGTTTCCTAACCCGCTCGACCGGCCCGGCCAGCCGCCGCTGGCGCCGGGCAAGTTTGACCCCACCAAGGATCATCATGAGCCAGCACCTTACTGACCGCGAAGTAATGCAGCAGGCGCTGGAGGCGCTGGAGATGCTGGCGCGTTACGAGAATCCTGAAACCAAGATTCAAGTCAGGAAAAAAGACGGGGGGCCGATAGTGACCATGTACCCGCACAAAGTGGCTAACGATGCAGCCACTGCGCTGCGCGATAGGCTGGTGCAGCCAGAGGATGAGCCGGTGGCGTGGGTATGCGAAGGAATGACGTGTGACGAAAAACACAGCATTGACTATGAGCAATCAGAGATTGATGCCATACCAGTCGGCACGATGCTCTACACCCGCCCCCAGCCGCGCAAGGGGCAGGCATGACCAGAGATGACGTAATCCGCATGGCGCGGGGGGCTGGGCTATACCAAAAGTCGGAAACCTACGATGCGTATGGCGCAGAACTTGAACGCTTTGCTCATGCCGCGTATGCAACCGGCGCCGCAGCAGAGCGCAACAGAATTGCTGCATGGATGATGGCCAAGGGCTATGCCACGGGGCACGGTGACACCGTCGAAGACTTGTTGACCGAGCTTGAGTGGCAGGTTAAAGAGCGTGAGCGCGAGGCGTGTGCGGAGGTGTGTGAGAAGCAATACATTGCAGACGGAAGTCCTGAAGATGTGGCTTCAATTCAATGCGCCGCCGCCATCCGCGAAAGGGGGCAGGCATGACGATCTGGGAAGTGTTGATTTACGCCGTCGTCTTTGCAGTCGTGGTCTGGTGGGCCATGAACGCAAACTTCGCCCCATGCGAAAAGTGCAACTACGACTGCCGACAAGGACGGGATTGCCCGAACCGCAAATGAAAGAAGCTGACATTGAGCGTTACCTTGTCGCCCGCGTCAAAGTGCTGGGCGGCGCAGCGTACAAGTTCACCAGCCCGGCCAACCGAGGTGTGGCCGACCGCGTGGTGTGTTTGCCCGACGGTAGCACATGGTTCGTGGAACTCAAGGCGCCAGGCGGCCGACTGTCGCCCTTGCAGAAGCACTTTCAGTCGGAGATGGCGCGGCTGTGCCAGAACTACGCCTGCCTGTGGAGTAAAGAGCATGTTGATCAATGGCTTAGAGATAACGCCTGAGCGCGGCGTTTGGGAAGACATGGGGTTGTATTGGGCGTGGCGAGCCAAAAAAGACGGAGAGCCGTACCGCCCGCCGCCCACGACAAAGACTCTTGACTACGTGAAGGTTCGTACACATGCACACGTAGTTCAGTTTTTGTGTATCGGTGTGTGGGACGACGACAAGTACACACCGATGAACAGAAAAGAATTGGAGCGCATATGTCAACGATTGGATTGATTGAAATTGCGGCGAATAGTTTTACAAGTGACGACGTCGAAGACGCCGCGCCCGCTAACGGTGTGCTGTACCCGCCGTACAAAGCTATCCCCGCAAACGACAAGAGCCCTGACGGTTGGTGGTTTGTGTCCAACAATTCGTTTAATCAATTGGTGTTTAAGTCCAAAAGAGGGGCCGTATTCACAAGCAAAGAGACTGCATTGGCGATTGTTGAAAAATGGAACTCAATGCCCGCCGGAACCAAGATTGATCGACCGCCTGACCCTTACGTGCCGCCCGTCACCACGCGCATGACCGACGAGGAAATGTTCGCGTACATCCGCAGCCGACGTTACAACTGGGAGACAAAGCGGTGGGAATGAAACAGTTCGACAACTCAAAAGATGTCTACGACGCGGGCTACGCCTTGCCGTCGTACAGCATTGAGCGCAACACCCGCGCATGGCAGCACCGCGATCAAGTGTTTACTACGCCGGTATCGGTGGCTGTAGAACAAGTGTTGTTCGCTGGGCATGTGCTTGACGTTCTTCCGGTGGACAAACTGTGAAACTGCGCCCGTACCAAGAAGAAGCTGCCGACTTCCTGTTCGAGCACGACCGCGCCATGATGCTGGCGCCAGTCGGCGCGGGCAAGACAGCCGCGACGCTCACGGCCATGCAGGACATGATCGTGCGCGAAGGCGTCTCGCGGTTCCTTGTCGTCGCGCCCTTGCGTGTGGCCGCCAGCGTCTGGCCGGTCGAGCAGATCAAGTGGGCTCCGCAAGTCACGCTGGCGGTTGCCTGCGGTACACCAAAGGAGCGTAAAGCGGCCCTTGACAGTGGCGCCGACGTCGTCGTGACCAACTACGACAATCTGCAATGGCTGGCCGATCAGGAGTTTGCGTTTGACGCCGTGGTGTTCGACGAGCTGACCAAGCTTAAGAACCCCAGTGGCAAGCGCTTCAAGGCCATCGAGAAGCTGCTCAAGCCCATCAACATCCGTTGGGGCCTCACCGGATCGTTCACCAGCAACGGTCTGGAGGACGTCTTCGGCCAGTGCAAGATCGTCGACCAGAAGCTGCTGGGCCGCAGCAAGGGCGCCTTCCAGCAGCAGTACTTCTATTTGGTCAACAAGGACTACAACGACTGGGCGCCGCGCCCAGGCGCGCTGGAGCTGGTCATGGAGCGCATCAAGCCGGCCACCTACGTGCTGGAGCCTGGCGTCTACACCGACACGCTGCCGCCGCTGCACACGGTTGAGGTGCGGGTCGATATGGACGACCGAGGGCCGTACGAGAAGATGAAAGCAGACTTCGTCGTCCAGTTCCCCGACGCGCAGGCGGTGGCCATCAACGCTGCCGTGGTGACGGGCAAACTCCAGCAGATGGCCGCAGGGTTCGTCTACGCCGACAAGCCCGTGTGGTTTAGCTCGCACAAGTTTGACCGGCTGGAGGAGTTGCTCGACGAGAACCAGCAGGTTAACACAATCGTCTTCTACAACTTCATCGAGGAACTCAATGAACTCCAGCGACGTTTTCCTTTCGCCCGAACGGTTGACAGCCTTGATGACTGGAACGCCGGACGAGTACGCCTTCTTTGCCTGCACCCGCGATCCGCCGGGCACGGGCTCAACCTCCAGCACGGCGGCCACCACATCGTGTGGCTCAGTCTGCCTTGGAGCCTTGAGCTGTTCGAGCAGGCCAACGGACGCCTGCACCGATCCGGGCAGCGTCACGACGTCTGGTGCTACGTGATGATCGCCAACAAGACCGTAGACGAGAAAATCTGGGCGGCGCTGCACGACAAGCGCGCGCTGTCCGACATCGCAATGGAGAGCCTGAAATGACCTTGCTACCCGAGAAAATACGCTCGACAAAGGCGCAACTGCGCATCGCCATTCGGCAGTACAACCAGTCGCAGCGGCTGGTCGAGCGGCTGAAGAAATCACTTGATAACCTGGAGAGACGACATGAAGCTAAGCTGGCGCGAGCTAAATCAAAAACTTAGTATGTACACCGAGGACGAGGTGCTTGCCATGCTCAACGAAGAACGCGCAGGCAGCAGACGCTCAACAGTGCTGCAACGCCTGCACCAGCGCTACACCATGCTGCGCGCGGCTAGAGAGCGCGTAGAACTGATGAAGGAGGCCGTCAAATGAAATCCCGCATTCTTGACCCGAATTTTAAATACGTGCCGGCAGCGGCCACGAATGTACAGGAAACTTGGCGCAAGTTTGGATGGAGACCACTCAATGAAATGCCCGACCTGCGGCGCGTGGACGCAAGTGAAGCTGACGAAACAGATGGACGGTTATGTCCAGAGGTCGAGGATTTGCGGCAATGAGCATCGATTTACCACAGAAGAACGCGCCGTCGCTACAAAGTCACATGGAGGGGCCAGACTTCGCAAGCTGGAGCCCGGCGACGCTGGCAAAGTTTGCACAGGACGCTTACTTGAAAATGCGTGAGCAGGAGGACGAACTCCTGCTGCTGCGGCAAGACCTCAAGGCCGCGATCCACGCCTACCGCGACTTACTGCGTAGGTGAGTTCTGTTTTTTGTCGTAGAGCGACCAAGCCACGCCAGCCAGCGTGGACACGGCGCCTATGACAGCGTCAAGCATACCGCCGGTAAGGCCAAATGAGGCCAAGAAACCACCGCCGACAGTGGTCAGCAGGTGGCGCACGATGGCTTGAATGATGGTAGGGTTCATGTCAGCTCTCCAGTAAATCTGCAATGCGGTTGGCCCAGCCGCGACTGAACGCCGGCCAGTTGGCCAGCATGGCCATGAAGCGCAGGCGCTGGGCGAGAATCTTGCGCTTGAGCCCGTCAGTCGCCAGTGCGTTGGCCGCGCGGATGGTGATAGGGCCAATCACACCGTCGTCCTTGACGCCGCAAGCGCGCTGGAGCCATTTGATCGACTGGCCGACGCCTGAGTTGACAGCGCCGTCGAAGACGATGTAGCGGATGTCGGCGGGCAGTGCCTCGGCCTGCACGGCGTCCCAGTAGCGGTCTTTATAGATGCGCTGCGCCAGCTCCAGCGGCAGCTCGCGCATGTCGCCACGGTAGCCAACCTCGCGGGCCACGGCCTCGGTGACGCCGTAGCGGGTCTTGCCGCCGGGATCGGCGGGGTGATCGCTGAAACCACCTTCGTGCTTGAGGAGCTTTTCAAAGGCGGTCAGGAAGTTCATTTGTCGGCCTTGTTCTCTAGCCGGTCAAAAATTTTGCCGAGGATGTCGCGGATGTCCTTGAGGTCTGTCCGGTAATCTTCCCGCGAGACGTAGTGCGTCGGCATGCCGCGCACGTCGTTGTCCAGTCGGTCAATGGCCTGGTAGATGCGGTTGAGCGTCCAGCCCCCAAAGAAACCAGCGACAGCGACAGCGATGTTGAAAAGAACTTGGTAATCCATGATCACGGTGCGAGCTTGTTGTTTGTCTCCGGGGCGAGGGCGTTGCGTTTGGCCGCGCGCGTCTTCGGACCCTGCGATTTGCCAGACACGTCAGGACGCGGCGCGCGCAGATTTTCTTCCAGAGTCTCAGCCAAGTCCAGCATACGTTCGCGGTTGGCCGTCGCTTTAGCACGCGCTTGCGCGTCTTTGGCGCGGGCTTCAATCTGTGCAAAAGCTGCCGCTTTTTCTCGCGCAGCCTGAGCTGTTTGCGCCGCCCACTCACGATCCATCATCTTGGCCGCGATGGCTTTGTCGTTCAATGCCTTAAAGCCCGGCGCAACCTCTGCCAGATCAACTTTGGTCTGATTCCATGCAACCTTTTCAGCTGCCGTCATGTCGAACATGCGGCCAGCTGTCGCCTTGTCAGCCGCCGACTTAAGCGACGCACCAAAGTCTTGGAATGTTGCCGGCGTAGCGCCTCGCAAACCTTTGCTGATCTCTGGCAAGCCGGTCAATGGGTTGATGTCAAGAATGACCTCGCCGCTGGTTGGTTTGCGTTCAGCCGCCTCTCTAAAGCCTTGCGCCAGTTCGGCGCGCTTTTGCGCCTCATAAATCTGGCGGGGCACTTCGTTGGGCAAGCCGCGCTGAGACTCCATAACCGTCGGACGAATGCCAAACTCAGGCTGCGGAGGCATCGTAAAACCAGGACGCAGCGCTTCTGCTTGATAGATCGGCCGACCGTTTTGATCGTAGCCAATCACACGCAAACGTTGCGATTCACCGCCTGCTGGGCCGACAACTTCAGGTTGATACGGAACCAGTTGATTTGGCCCGTAGTTGATTTGAGCGGCAAGTTGATTAGCTACCGGCGCGCGCAAATCGCGCAGTTGCAACCCTGCCTGATAGCCGGGAGATGTGATGTACCGCGCCGCGCCAGCGCTGCCAATTTCGCCGCCAAGCGCACCAAGACCGGCGCCAATAGCGCCGCCCACACTGCCGCCCAATTCATATCCAACGGCCGCGCCAGCAGCCGTAGACGGCACGCCACGCGTCAAATATATCTTGGTTTTTTCCCAGCCGCTGCGAGGTTTGACCGAAAAAATGTCTGGCAAATTTCCCGCAACGCGGCCAATTGCAGCGATGTCGCCCGCCAAGGCGCTGTCTTTAGACGTGATGCGCGCGATCTTGTTGACATCCAACACGCCCGTGTTGAAATCAGTCGCAGCCTCATACGAATAAATGCGGCCCATTTTTTGACGGGCCGCTCTCCATTGATCCAACAGTTTCGGGTTAGAAATGTTGGAGTCAATCATGGACTCCAGTTGACTGGCAATAGCCATCCGCGTGTCGGCTATCTCTGCTTGTTCCGGCGTGATGTTTTTGTTCTTGTAGCTGATTTGCGCTTTCTTGCGTAAGTTGCTTATGTTGTCAAGCAGTTGCGCGCCCGTTAGACCAGCTTGTGTTTGCCCGATAGCATCGTCAATCAACGCGTTGATTTCCGCTGCGTGCGCTTCACCGCTACCAATAAGTTTTGTAGGGTCGCGCAAATCATCTAACGCTGCAACAACATTGGCGTCAGCTTGTTGAACCGGCAGTTTACGCACTTCGTTGTATGGACCTGCAACATTAGCGCGAGCGTCGTCAAACGCTTTTTTGCCGTTTAGCTGCGCGGTAGGCGGCAAGCCCATGTCAGCGAGCTGAACTTCACGCAAACGAGCCATATTGGTTTCGACAGCCCTGGCTGGAGCTTTTGCACCCGCCATTCCGGTCAAAGTTCTGGCCGCAGCGGTGTCCTCAATCTTGGTGGGTGGCACAACAAACTTTAGCCGCTGCGCGTCTGCAAGGGCGTCCAATTCAGCCCCCCGCGCGTAGTCTTGCGCGGCCATCTTGGCAAGTTTGGCTTCTGATGGCGCAAGAATTTTCTGGCCGGTCTGAATTGCTTGGCGCGCGGCAGCGGGCGCAAGCAGCGCAGCACTTGTCCCCAAATTGCCGCTGATCATGGGCGGTATGTTTTCAAACGGTTTGGCAATGGTCTGCACCAATGTCTGGCCAACCTCAGTTCGCGGCTGGTAGGTCATCGCGCGCGCGATTCTGGCCGCGCGTTCTTCACCCGCCCGTGCAGCTTGAGGCGTACCAAATCCTTCACCAAACGTGCTGGCAATACCGGCGGGGATGCCGACAAGCTGCCCCACTGCGCCGGTGAGCAAAGTTGTCGGAACTTCCAACAGCCCGTAAGCTGTTTTGGGCGTTTGCGCCACGATGTCCAGCCCACGCTGAAGCAAGCTCGGCTGGCGCGGGCCAGGAATTTCTGGTGCCGGCGCGGGCGGTTGCGCTATTTGCGCTTCGGCAGCTTTGGCTTCTTGATACGCTTTGGCAACCGTATCAAAGTCGGGCGTACCTTTAAGCGATTGATTTTTTACGATCCATGCAGCGTATTCGTCAGCGGTAGCCATCATTTACCTCCGCGAAGAATCGCGTCTGCCTGACTGCGGACGGATGACGCGGCTGGCGCAGCGGGGGCCGTAGGCGCGCCGGTGGGTATTTGCTCCGCAGTTGCGCCGCCAACCCGATACTTTTTAAGCGCTGGGCGGTCAAACAACGATTTGCCGCCTTCGCCGGCAAACCAAGCATCTTCGGCGCCTTCAAACGACTTATTTTTAGACTTAGCGCGCCAATCAGCGTAGAAGTTGCGCTGCTCGATATCGCGTTTAAGCTGCTCTTTGGCCACATCCAAAATGAACGTATTGGCGTCTTTGGTCTTGCCAAGCTGCGCGCCAATTTGCTCAATTCGTCTAGCATCTTGGTCTGTTTGCACGCCTTTTTGCTCAAGCTGTTTTTGCAGCAAAGCATTGAGCGCATTAGACTGAAACGTCTGCGCGTCGGTTGCAAACTTATCCGCGTTGGCCACGCCCAGCGCGCCAAGAACGCGCGCGGCAGCAGCTTTGGCATCTGTGCCAAATCCGGTGTCAAACCCTTTATTAAGCGCGCTTAAATTAGCCTCAATGCCTGGCAGTGTCTTAACAGCCAAACCTGCGGCTTTAGAAAGATCCTCAAATTGCTTAACCATTAATTTGCCGTACTCACCAGCTTCGGCTTTTTCCATCACGTTGGTTACGGTGACGCCCTGCGGATGAGTAGCTTCTTTTTCCAAGCGACGACGGATAAGAACAGATTGCGCGTCTTGGGGAAGCCCAGATGCCGCCAACAAGCGCATAAACTCGCCCGGATTTTGTTTGAGCTGTTCAAACTTAACAAAGCCTGCTTCCGTAATCGGTATGCCTAGCGCAGTCATTGTCCGTACAGTTTCCGGCAATGCGGGCTTCAATCTAGCGTATTCCAGTTCGCCTATTTTTCGAACACCTGGATTTGACGACAGCATCATTTCGCGCGCGCGCGTTTCTTCCGGCGACATCACCGGAGCGGTGGCAGGTGTTGGTGCCGCAGCCGCTGCGGCCAATTGATTGACAGGCGCAACAGCCGGTGCAACAGCAGCGGCAGGCGCGAGCGCGTTGGCGCCGCCCCGCGCAAGCGGCTGCGGCGCGCTTGCAACACCTTCCGGCGAGATGTTTTGAAACGTGCCTGTAGGCGCGGGGATCGGCGCGGCTACCAATTCACCCAACGGCGGCGGTGCTGCTGCTGGTGTTGCCGCCGGCGCTGCGGCTGCGCCGGTACTAGGCGCAGTGACGGTAGCGCGTCCATACGGAAGCGGAGGCAGCCCCACAGCTGCGCGATCACGTTGCATGCTAAAAATGGTTTGTTGAATTTTTGTCCCGGCCTCCATCAAATGAGGGTTGCGGGTCTTAATCATTTGGGTGGCGGCCTCCATAGGGTCTTCCGGGCCGCCATTTCTCGTGACGTTTTCTATCCACGCATCAAGAGCTTTTTCATCGCGCTGCGCTTTTAGTATTTGCGCGCGCAAGGCTTCTTGCTGCAATTGCGCTGTCTCTTGTTGCGTCTGCGCGCCCAAGATGTTCTGAACCTGCGCGTACTCGGCCAGCGCATTACGCGGCTGATACTCAACCGTTGGCCGATACGACATTGCGATCTGAGGATTGACAAGTGCCATGATCAGTACTCCACGCCCCAGCCGGGAACATATCCGCTGTCGTAACCACCGCCGTAACCGCCACCATATATGCGGCGTTGGTCAATCGCTTGGCGCAACAGCGCATTCTGCGCTTGATTTTGGCTGTAGTTGAGGTATTGGTTCAGACCGCCGCCCATCGCGCCCGCAGCGCCCATGTAGCCCGACGCGCGGGCCTGAGCGCCTGCGCCGATCGCCTCTCCCGCGCCTGTTGCGTAGGCTTGGCCGGCTGCGCCCAGCGTATTGGCCGCAGTCTGACCGACGCCAGCCAGCGATTGCAGCGGATTGAGCCGCGCCTGGCGCTCGGCTTGGTATCGATTGAAGGCGTTCATGTACTCTTGCGAGCCCATCTCTTGGCCGAACCGCGTCAGCGCTTTGCCGGTAGCGCCAGACAGCAGACCGCCGCGAGCTGCTGCGCTGCGCTCTAGCGCCTTCTGCCCTTCCGACAGCCGAAAGCCATAGCCCGGATCGGCTTGGAACTGCTGCATGCCGAATGGCGTGTACTCAGTTGCCAGCGGAACGAGTTTGTTGAGCGCTGTTATGCCGGCTTCGCGGAACGGCTTTTGCAGTTCAACTTGGCGTTCAAACTGCTCGCGTTGCAGTTCAGCCGCGCGGTCTGACGCGGCAGCTTGCGTAGACGCGGCGCTTTCTGATGCGCTGCTGCCTAATAGAGAGCTGCCGATAATCGCGGCGGGGATCATCCAAGGCATATCAAACTCCTTCGCTCAAGCAATGAGCTATCTGGCGCACCTGCTTCGAGTCTACAGGCGCAATAATCACATCGTCAATTTCTTCTTCGTCAGTGCAATCCGTGGCGTGTATGCAGTACCAAACCACGTCTGTGAGCGAACGTATGCCGTGATGCTTACCGGCTTCAATCGTCAGGCACGCCGGCGCATGAACAACCGTTTTTTGACCGTCAATGATCAGCTCTACTGACCCTTGTGCCAGCACCGACAAATGGTCAAACTTGTGCGTATGCTGCACCAGCCATTTGTCTGCCGGAATAAGCGTTTCCTTGGCGTAAATACCTCCGCCAAAGTGATGCCGGACTTCAGGGTCAATGAACTTCATCAAGTCACCTCGCGCCCGCTGACGCGCATGTTGATTGAGCTGGCCGTCCCAGCGATTGTACTGATGAAGTCCCCAGCACCAAGCACCTGACCCACCAGTTCCGGGAACGTGTACACCTCGGACGGCTGGAGCGTTTTGGTCTTGGTGATCAAGTTTTGATTGCCAGCGGAGCCAGACACCGTGACCAAGTTGACGCTGATCGTCGCCGCAGCCGTGTTGTAGTTGGTCGCGGTGAACTTGTCGATGATCGTGGTCACGCCAGTTGCCGTGTACTGGGTGGTTTGAGTCGCCTCGACCGTTTTTGCCGGAACAAGGACTTTGACGGTGACGGTCATGGTTTACTCCAAGAGAAGGACATTATTGGGCACATATTGCGTCATTATCCAATTTGTGCCGTCAGAAACCAAGGTGGCCGTATCCCCGGCCACGGCGGCAAGAATTGCCGTTCCAGCCGCGCCGCCGGTCAGCGGCACAACATTACTCGAAGCTGACACGACTGTGTACGCCTGGTAATTGAGGAAGTACAGCACGCGCCCGGTGTTGGACGAGGCGGTGGGCAGCGTCACCGTGCAGGTCGAGCCAGACTTGTTGTTGATCAGCCAAAGGTCGGTCGCCGCAACGGTAAAGTCAGCGGTCTTGGTGACGGGCGCGGCCACCGACTGCTTGGCGTTAAACGTCGTCCAATCCGTGCTGCTCAGGTAACCGTTGGCCGACGAGGTGGCAACCGGGATGCTCAGGGTGCCCGCCGAGTAGCTCAGGGGCGAACTGACCGTGGCCGCCGCCAGCGCGGTGCCGTTGCCGTACAGCAGCCCGCTAATGCTGGTTGAAATCGTGATTGCAGGCGTCGTGGTGGCCGTGGCAACCGACCCGGCGAACCCGTTGGCCGAGACGACCGACACAGATGTCACTGAGCCGGTGCCAAAGGTTGAAGACGGGACGTTTTTCCAGTACTGCGCTACGCTGTCGTACTGGATCAGATCGCCATTGTTCAGCGTGCCAAACTGCACGTTCGAATCGGTGCCGCCCAGCGATGAGCCGGGCGTGATGCGAATGCTCATAGACCCCGACCCGGCAGTCGCAGCGTTGATGACCTCGCCGAGATAGGTTTTCTGGTTGGGCGCCGAGGGCTTGACCTTGGTCATTGACCCGACGTAGGCCGGGTTGTAGTACAGCGCGTCGCCATCGGCCCACGTCTCACCGACGCTGCTGCCAGTCGTGTTGAACCCGCGCAGCGTGCCGCTGACTTGAATCAGACCGAACCCGTTGAGCGCAATCGTTTCGGCAGCGATGCCGACAATTTGATTGGGATCGGCCAGCGCCAGCGGTGTGGGGGCTGCGGTAATGACGCCCGAGGCGCCCACCGCCCCAGTGTGGTAGCAGACTTGCCCCTTGGTGATGGCGCTGCTGGCCTTGGCGTAGACATACTCAGCCTCGCCGACGCGGATCAAAACACTGGTGGTGGCCTGCACGCCCAGCGTCGTGCCCCCATCCCAGGCCACGGTGCCTACCGCAGTGGGCGTGACATCGGGCGCTTGAGCAAACGTCAACCAAGGCACGTTGTCTTGCTGAAGCGCGGCCATGCTGCCGAGCGCAGGAATTGGGCGAACCTGCAACTCTTGCCGCACCGTGTCAATCTGCTGCTGCAACTCGCCAACCTCGCTGGGCGGCGTTAGCGCGGCGTCTTGCTTGATCTTGTCAATCTCGACGCAGCAGTCGATCTGGGGTGGCTGCGTCTCGGTTTCCTGCGCCAGCGCCCGCAGCGCCGCGTCATAGGAGGCGATCAGCGACTCGGCGTTTGGCCCAAGACCAGTGTCGTCAATGACAACCACCGCAGCGCGGTACAGGTTCAAAAAGAACATGTACCAGGCACGATCAATCAGCCCAGTGCGCTCATCGATGAGCGGCACCCGAGGTGGGGTGATTGGCGTGGGATTGGCTGCTGGGCTAGGCATTGGTCGGACTGATCAGAAGTTCGGCGCCCATGATGGCCGTCTTCACAGGATCGGTCATCGACAACTCGTACACCCGGTCGCGCAGCTTCATGGTCATGCCCAGACGCCGGAACCAGACGCGGCGGTAGAACTCGCCGATCTTGCCGACCTGCGACGTGTGCTCGTTCGACCATGTGTGGCCGCCATCGTCGCTCCAGCGCAGCATGATCTCGGGGTTGCTGCCTTGGCCCGAGTTCAGTCCGACACCCGACTCAAGGTCAATCTGCATCGCGTGGTGCGCCGTGCGCTTGAGATTGTTCTGGCCGGGCGGCAGCGCCCGCCAGGTGCGCAGCCACTTCTGGATGCCGCCGTTGTCGGTGTAGGTGTCGAGGTCGAAGGCATAGATGTTGCCGTTCTCGTAGTCGCCCACGATGACCTGATTGTTGAACGCCATCTGGCAGTTGCTGCGGTGGCGTGTGAAAGAGCCATTGACCCAACCAGCCCGCTCGTGCCAGGCGCCCGTGGCAGCGTCGAACACCCAGGTCGTGTTGGCGCTCGGGAAGATCAACACGTAAAAAGTGTGGCCGTCCTGCTGGTACGTGTACGCCAGCGCGTCGGTCAGGTTGCCGTACTGCTGGATGTGCCATTCGACGGCGTGCGTCGAGATGCGCTGGCCGGTGTAGCCGTTGGCGCGGTACACGATGCCTTGGCCTCGGGCGTCGGCGCCCAGCCAGAACAGGCTGTTGTCCATCTTGGCGATGGTGTACGCCGAGATGCAACCGATCTCGTTGAACGCGCCGTCGATGCGCTGGAGCGGGAAGTCCGAGGCGCCCGTGTCGTACCAGACCTCGACACTGTTGGTGCCGTAGACCCAGACCTGGCGGTGATCCACGATCAGGCCGACCACGCCGTCGGGCGAGCCTTCGGCGCTGGCAAAGTCGAGCGGGTCAACCGAGGTGCCATCGAGCAGGCTGGTCACCCAGATTTTCTGGCTGTTCGGCTCGTTGAAGACAAAATACCCGTCAAGGTAGCCGACCGTCACCGCGCCGGGGAAGTCCGGGTCGGTGATGGGCGCAAAGACGTTGGTCTGGTTGTTGTAGATGTAGCTCGGGCCGTTGGCGGCAACGAACAACTGGGTGCCGTTGTCGCTCATGCTCACGGGGCCGGTGCCCGCAATCGTGCCAAGCAGCGTGGCCGTGTAGCTGGTGTTGATCTTGTACAGGCTGTTGCCCGACACGACAAACGCCACAGTGTTGTCTGATGAGAACGACCACAGGCCACGAATCGGACCGTTGCCAATGGTCGCCAGATTGAGCAGGCCGGGGCACCGCTGAAGGTACGCCGCCTCTTTGCCCTGCTCAGTGACCTCCGGGTACAGATTGACCATGCGGGCATCGGCAGCGTTGACGCTGCGGGCCACGTAGGTCGAACCAAGGATCGGCGTCTTCATGCTTGGCCTATCTTTCGCAAGCCCTTACCCGTAGTCCACACAGTTTTGCCAATACGCACATTGAGAGCCGAACCCAAAAAGCGTTCTGCCGACAAGTTGTAGACGCGCCCGATACGAACGCATATCTCAAATGGATTGGAGCGAAACGTGAATTCCATGATCAATAATTGCCGGCGTACACGTTGAACCGCTGGCGCGTTGCGATCAGCGAGTACGGCATCGACATCACGTCGTCCGGGTTGTTGATGCGCTTGAGGTCGCGCTTGCTGGTCATGGCGATGCGCTGCACCTGGGGCGACGGCTCGACGCCGAACTCGGGTGCGATCTCCATCGCCAGGTTGTACGCGAACGCCCGCAGGTAGCCCGGCGGGAACAGAATCTGCGTGGACAAGTTCGCAGGCTGGTCAAGCTGCTGCACGCTGATGAAGTGAAACTCCAGCAGCCGCGTCGGGCGCGGGTAAATGTAGATGTCGATGTCCGGGTAAGTCATGTTGACGAACATGACCTGCGGGTACGTCGAGGTGACAGTCTTGACCGCGATGCCGTCGTATTGCTGCTGGTTGATCAGCTTGATGCCGTAGCTGACGTTGGTCTGCGGATCGCGGAAATACGTCGCGTCGTCAACCAGAATCGGGCGCTCGGCGGTGCCGTTGAGCCGCACCAGCGAGCCGGTGGGGCCAAGGGTGGCGTTGATCTGGTCAACAGGCCAGTTGCATTTTTGGTCGATGGTGGAAAAGACTGACAGGCGCTCGGTGTTCCACGACTCGATCATCTGATTGAGCGCCATCAGGCAGTCTTGAGACACTGCCGCCGAAGGCGTCTCGCCCTCAGCCAGCACACCTAGCAGCCGCAACGCCCGGTTGATCTGATCGTTTGCGCTGTAGGTCGCCATCTCACACTCCTTCTGTCAGCGGTGCCAAGAAGTTCGGCACTGGGGTTTCTACTGATTCCTCAGTTTTCTTGCGGCGTCCGCGCCGTGCAACCGGAGCATCGTCAACTTCCGGGGCCACTTCTTCGACAGTCGAAGGCGTGTCTGGATTGTAGCGAGTCCAGCCGTGTTGTTCATCATAATCGGCTTCAATGTCGAGCGTGGCGACTTTGGTGCCGTGAGTGGGGTGTTGGAGGTGGATGACAGGCATGTTGAAGAACGGGGCCGAAGCCCCGTTTGGATTAGCCAATGCGCCAGTTCGAGCCGTCGCAGAACACCGGCACCACATTGGAGCCGCCGCCTGCCACGACTGCGCCGATACCGGCGGTCAGTGCAGCATTGGAGTTATTCACCGCCATACGCATGCCAGCGATAGCAGTCGATGCCGTGGGCAACGATGCAACCGCAACAGGCGTGAAGGTGGCGCTGGTCAACTGAGGGTCTGCGTACGCAACGCCAACAGGTTGATTATTTGCCATGATGTGATCCTTTCAAAACGGGGGCCGAAGCCCCCATTCATTCTTAGGCGATTTTGTACAGCGACCAGGTGCCGTCGCCGGTTTTACGGGCGCGGAACAGAGCAGCAGTACCGTTCGTCACAGTCATGCCACCGACCAGCGTCCAGCCAGTAGCCGGGCCGACTTCGGGGCTGCCAGAGCCAGTGGCCATGACGCTGAAGTCGAACGAGCTATTGACCTTGGCGCTGGACACAGCAGCGTCCACGTCAGCGGCCAGCGGCAGCGTCAGGTACGGGCTGGTCGAGCCAGTGTACTGAATGATGCCATTCGTCAGTTGAGCCACAGTCAGGGTCGCCACTGCGCCGATAGACGCGGGGGCGGTCTGAGTGCCAAGCTGAACTTCATTAAGGTTGCCGTCGCCAACCTGATAACCACCTGCACCATTAGGGAGAGCCATGATGAATTCCTTTCAAAAATAAGTCGGTTTGAAGCCCCCGAAGGGGCATCAAGATCAGCCCCACAGACGAACTGCCATCGGGGGACGAATCACGCTGTAGCCGTACAGCACATCAATACGACACGGCATGCGGTCATTGTTGATGTCGTACTGGCGGACCACACGCATGGAGATGCCGTTGTGGACAGCGCGAGCGGCCATATCGACGCCCTGGGGCAGCAACAGGTCAGCGGTCGCAAAGGTGATGGCGTCCTTGTGGTACACCAGGTTTTGCGCGTAGCTGCTGTTGGCCGAACCCACCATGGTGATGTTGGCGTTGGCTTGCGGGAACGCGTTGATGGTTGCCAGAGCCTGATCGGCGGTGTACATCGCGGGGCTGACGTTCAGCGTAGCGGTGGACGAGCCGGAGGTGGCTTGGGTTACCACGAACTGCTGGAGGCTGCCAGTGGACTCGCGGGTCTGCGGGTTCACAGCGTACACGCCATCGATGGTGAACACGTCGCCAACAGCCCAAGTTTTGCTGGAGCCGGTGAACTTGATTGCCAAAGTCGATTGACCTTGGGTGCTCACGGTCGTGTTGACCTGGATGCTGGTGCCCCAGTCGCCGGTGGTGTGCTGCTTGATCGATTGAGACATGTTGATCTCGTCGAAGCCCAGCACGCCCATGCCCATCATGCCGTTCTTGAACTGNNACTGGCGGCTGATGGTGTCGGTGGGGTTGAACAGACCTTTCATGCCCTCGACCAGGCCAGCGTTGGCAGCCGGGTTGACGGTGGCGTAGCGCGGCGACATGACCGCAGCAGCCTCGTTCAGCTTCTGCTGGGCTTGCAGCAGAACCAGCGAGGTGGCGGGCGTGGTGCCGGGGGTGCCGACGGACTGATAGATGTTCTTGAAGCTGTTCGCAACATCAGCGTCGATGGACGATGCCAACTGGCTGATACGAGGCTTCAGAACACGCTCTGCGAAGTCGTCCAACTGCATGGTCAGTTCGGCAGAAGTGAAGTTCACGCCGATGTGCTTTTGGCTGGAGACAGTCAGGGTGGTGTACTGCTCGTTGTCGTCCTGAACTTGCAGGGCGGCACCGTCAGTTACCAGAGCGCGGTCGGGCAGACGGATACGCAGGGTCGAACCAATCTTGGCACCTTCGACAGCGAAGCTGTCGTCGTACTGACGGTTCACGTTGCGGGTGAGCACCAGGTTGTTCTCTAGGCCAAATGTTCGCCAAGGTTCGTTACGCCTTGACCGCCCTTTCGGGCTGCTGCATGTCACCATGCAGAGCAGACTATCTCTTCACCCTCTTGCGAGGGGCTGTGCGCTTCCAGCCACTTGGCTGTACTCCCTTACGGGATAGTCGTTACACCTTCCGCTGGTGAGGACAAACGCCGCCGTTTTTGTGTTTGCCGACTTGGCAGTTCATACACAGAACCTGATACCCCGCAGGGAACTTGTTCTTACGGAGCCAGATGTAGAAGGCTGTACCGCTTCCGCCATACAAACCTGCCTTTCTTTGGCTGGCCCCGTCGTTATGAACGTGGTCAATCGACAAAAACATTCGCTCAGTCTCTCCGCAGCAGTTGCATTTGTATCCGCCGTAGGCTTCAAACACTTGCTCTCTGCACCGATCTTGATTGCGCTTGGTTTTCTCAGACTCTGTGGCGCGTATCGCGGCCACTTCCTCTGGCGTTCCATTTGCAATCTTCCGGTTGCGCCATTCGCGTGAATGCTCTCGGGACTTTTCCCTGTTTGCCTCACGCCAATCACGCATACGCTGATTGAACTTCTCTCGGTTGCGCTCTCGGTATCTGGCTGCGGCTTCGCGGTTTTTAATCCGCTTGGCCTCGACATCTACCTTGCTATCTTCACTTTTGGCTTGGCTCGGTGTTTTCATGTAATCATCTTACATGACGTCCACCGAATTCACACAGTTTTTTTCCTAGGGTTACCCCCAGGGGAGACCGATTAGTTAATCTCCAGAGCCTTCCGGGTGATCATGTCAATTGTCAAAATTGAGTTAGCCATGATCGAAAAATTCCTTTTAAAAAAGTTAGCGGGACATTTGCGCTTGCATCTTTTTCATCTGCCGGGCACGTTCAGCTTCAATCCATTCCGACGTACTCATGGCCTTCACAGAGCGAGGGTCAGTCGTGTCGTAGGACGGGTTGCCACTGGTTCGTGCGGTCACAGGTGTAATAGGTGCAGGTGCAGACGTTGTGGGTTTCACGGGAGGACTTGCGGCCAGCTTGGCCTCGATCTTCCCAATTTCTCTTGCCTGCAAAAGCGGCGACAGTCTGGAAATGCGATCAGCTTCCTTCGGATTGGTGCCCAGCCAGTAGGCTAGGTCCGGCCCCATCTCGGACGCCTTGATCGTCTCGGCCATCACGTCGGTGACTCGAAGCTGCGGGTTGTAGGCGACTTGTTCAAAGTCGTCATACTTGGCCCTGGCTTCTTCCTCACGCTCGGCGTAGGCGTCGTTGATCGCAGCTTGCTGCTTCTGGAATTCTCGGTGTGCCAGCAGTTCTTCGGCCTTACGGACTGCCAGCGCTTCCGCGTAGGCTTCCGGGGACTCAAACTGATCGGCAGGCGGGAGTTCCTTGGGCTGTTTGGCGGCGGCTTGCATTTCTGCCAACCGAGCCTGCTGCTCACGTTCCCATTTGCGTTGCTCTCTCGCAAGGCGCTTGCTGATCATCGCATCGATTTCGGCCTGGGAGAATTTCTTTTCCTCGGGCGTCTGCTCTTGGCTCTGTTCAGCTACCTCCGGCGCAGTTTGTGCCTGATCCGGGGTGGCCGTCACCTCGGGGGCTGGCGCGGAGTCAACTTCCGCTAGGGCTTGGACTTCTTCAGTCATTTCATGTTCCATTGGAACCCCGGTCTACTGGGCCGGTACAGTTTTTAGATTATGCGCTAAGAAGGCGCTTGTCAAGCTAGCTTAGCTAAGAGTTAGTGTTGACGATCTAGTCACACCGTCGCTCCCGCGCACAACAATATTTAGCTGTGTGTCGCTTGCCAAATACCATGATAACGCAGCATTGACATCAACTACTGGAGCAGAAGTATTTAGAACTTGTAGATTATTTATTACTACAATATTATCCCCAACACTATCAGTAAAAGCTCCATCTGCATTGTTAAACGAGGTTAAATTTATGATGTTGTTGGCAGGCGAGTTGCCAAAACTTAACGCGTATTTTTGGCTAGTTCCAGCATCTCTGTTGAGAGTAATTGCTTGTATTAGACATTTATCGCTATTATCTACTCGAATACCGGCGCTGCCTGTAGTATTTGTGCCATTTGAGTCCGCAACTAAGCTACTTGATATGCAATTATTTGCATTTAAAAATAAAAAACCATGCCATCCATTATCTTGCGCTTCGCAAGTCGTAAGCATATTTCGGGGTTGCGCTATTCTAAATCCCGCGCCATCAAAGCCTCCTGAGCTTACCAATCTAGCGCTACCAAATGCTTTACATCCGGTAAAACGATTATTTGGGCCTAGAATATTCCAGCCATTTAAGCCCGCAGCGCCGCTGGTGCAGTTTACAAAAGTGCTATCAGTTGCAGAAATATAAAACGCATCTCCATTTGCGCCAGTGCAAAACACATTTACAACTTTTGATTCTCTACAATCTACTGACAAGGATAAGCCAGCGCCCGCTGCCGTATAAATTAAAATATTTTCAATAATGTGGTTTGGGTCAAAAAACGTAAAAGTTCCGCCAGTATTGTCGTAGTGTATTGCATCGCCAGAAGCATTTTCAAAGCGATTTCCATCTACCATTAAATTAGATAAACGAGTCCATTCGACATTAATGTTGTCTAATACGATTAAATGATCATCTGTATTGTCTTTAAGAGTTATGCGACTGTGCCAGCCGTCACCAAACAGCGCAATCTTATTTTTTAGTTTGATTTGGGTGACAATGTATTGTCCAACAGGGATATACACGCCCCCGCCGCCATATGTGCTAAACATATGATCAATAGCTGCTTGAATAGCTATTGTATCGTCTGTCACCCCATCACCAACAGCACCAAAATCTTTAACATTAGCGCAGGCGCCATTAATCATCGAGTATGTTGCTTTAGTTAAAGTCATACAAATTCCTTAGACAAAATAAATAACTGTTGCATTTAATTTTTCCCCGCTTGATACTGGGTAATTTCCATCATATTTAACCAAATACAAATTAGAATTTGAACCAGTAACATTAAGAGAAAATCCAACGGACGCATTAGCTCCGCATCCAGCAACGCCGTTTGTTTCTATGTTGTATGGAATACCGCCAATTAAAATGTAACTTGCGCCTGTTCCGTTTGTAGTAATTGTCACGGAAAAAGTTAATGTTATTTGTCGTCCAATTCTCGTATATTTGCCGGATACAGCTCCTACCGTCGTTATGACCCCCGTACCAGAACTTACAGTAGGCGTCCAAGTCCCTTCCTCGTACCAGTTCAGCAACGTGCTGGTTTTGCCAGCCGCGCCCGTGTTGGCGCTGAAGTCAACGCCTTTGGCTGCGGTGCCTTGGATTAGGTTGCCGGTGGCAAGCGTCTGATCGCCAGTGAACGACTGCGCCGCATCAGTGCGGGCCGCCGTAAAGTTGGCATTAGGCGTAGTCATTGTGCGGGTTGTACCAGCAGCCGGGCCAGCAACTTGCAAAATGCCTGTGGTGGCGTTTGACCGCACGTTTTTGACCGTCAAGTCATCAGTAGCAACTTTTTTAGTGCTGCTTGACTGGACAATCGGCAGAACTTCGGTGCCCGCAAGCGGCGTTGTTGCCGAAGTAAGCTGGGAAATTTTTAAGTCTGCCATGATCTAATCCTCAAACAGTTTGAATTTCAATTTTTGACGTAAACGGCGGCGCTTCAGAAAATGTCAGTGTAGTACCGCTGACCGAGTATGTATTCTGATTTTGGTACACGCCGTTGATGAACACATTGGCAACAGAACCCGAAACGCTGAACGCAACTTGAGAGCCGGTGCCGGTGTAGGAGATGATGACAACCGAACCCGCACCGTTGATGTTGTCGTAAGTGGCGATTAATACGTCGTTTGCATCGGTCAGCACAAATTTGTACCGCACACCGCCAGTCAACCAAATTTCCCCGCCAGAAGGCACTCTGCCAGCGGCATTGAGTACGATGGGGTTTGTCCACGGCACATTGCCAGCAGACGTTGTGTAGCTGGCCTGTGGGGTTGTAGTGCCTGCGGCGTAGGTGTAAATCTTGCCGCCGGTTAAAACGGCGCCGCTGTTGGTAAAAAATTGAGCGCCTGCGCCGCCTATGGGTGAAAGATAGACTGCCATTTAGGTCACTCCAAAAGAATCAAGCCACCGTCTTCTTGCACCAGGTTGTCACCGTTCTCGCAAAGAAGATTGCTCTGGGCTTGCTCATCTGCGCGGCCAGAAAACAGTGACACGATGCCGCCAAGGCCGATGGCTACGGCGTTGCGAAGATCGGGGCCAAAGAAGCTCATTGCTTATTGACCGGCTTGCAGTACGCAGTGCCGTCAGTGCTGCCGATGCGCAGCACGCTGACGCGCCACGGGGCGCCCGTGGTGTTCAGCGGCACAGCAAACGGGATCGGGGTGAAGGACGGAATCGGGGTGCTGGACGACGTAGCCGTCGCGCCCACACCCACCTCGACGTAACAGGGCTGGTCACACCAGACCAGCACGCCCTGCGGGCCGGGCGCCCAAGCCGTTGTGTTGCCAGCGGTGGCACCAGCGGTGGCGGTGTAGGCCGGGTAGCCGGTTTGGTCAAGGGGTTTGAGCAGTTCCATATCGGCTCCTTCAATTCAGATGATACACGTTGCTTTTAGCCCTGTTAAGGGCTTTTGGGATAACTTGCACGTTAGTTGGGACGTGCAAACCTGAAACCGTCGTCCCTCTAAGAGGCAAAACGTGGTCAACTTCCCAAACAAAGCCAAAAATTTTTGTCCGCAGTTTAGCCAATGCGTATGCTTGTCGCAGCATCCATTTGTCATCAGCTGACAGCCAAGACGGCACTCGTTTAGCACGTCTTGCAACACTGGCTACTGATCGAGCGGTATACGCCTCAGGATGCTTTTTGATGTGACGTTTGTGCGTTGCTTTAACTTTTTCTGGATTGGCTGCTGCCCAAAGTTTGGACGTTTTTTTTACTTGGTCTGGATTTTCGCGTTGCCAACGCCTAGACCTAGCATGGTGCGTGTCTTTGTGCGCCTCGTACCATTTGCGCCAAGCAGCGTATTGTTTTTCACGGTTGTTTTTGTACCGATCAATTCCGGCCACACGTACGCATTGAACGCAAATCGCTGTAGATGTGTATCGGTCAGACAAATGCCCGTGCTTGCACGGTTTACCCGTGCTGTAAAACTTCAAGCCTTGAGCTTTTGCTTCTGCACGTTTCATGCCAAGAACCGCAATTTGTACAAAGTGCTTAAATACAGTTCAACGATATTATCGATCAACTGCTGCAACGAGGTGTCCTCTTTTTTGACCACCTTGTAGCGCATCTCCTCGACCTCGGCCAGCGAGGCTTCCAAGAATTCGATGATGTTGTTCGTCTTCTTGGCGCTCATCAAGCTGATCGGACCGATCAGGCCATGCCTGCCCTGGTACGCCTCGGCAAACGCATCGGCGTGGTCGATGATACTGTCATAAAACGTGTTGAGCGCCATGTGCTTGGAGAAGCTGCGCGTGTTCAGGTGCACCGAATGGGCCACATCGCGGGCCAAAAACAGCGTCCCTACAAAATCTGCCGCCGTGCTCATTGCATAGCTCCTTGAAATGGTGTCATGGGCGCTTCGGTCATCTCAGGCATCTCGCGGGCCTCGTGCTCGGCCACCAGGTCGTTGCTCTCCATCGCGGCGGCCACGACGCCCATAGCGATGTCTTGAATCTGCTGCTCGGTCATGCCAGCCTGGACTGCCGCGATGCGCTTGGTCTCGGCGTTGTACGCCTCGACATCGGCCTTGAACTCTTTGATCTCCAGATCGCGGGCCTCGAAGGACTTCTGCACGTTCTGGAGCATCCCGGCCATCTGCTGCATCTCGGCGTTCATGGCCTCGATCTGCTGCTTGGCCGCAGCCAGCGCCGGGTTGTCCTCGTCGTTGCCCAAAATCTTCGGATCGATGACCTTGGCAAACCGTTTCGCCATGTCCTGAGCGCCCGGCCAGTCCATGTTCTT